GCGATTCCGGGTTACACGCCTCAAGCTTACCGCTCGCCTGCGAAAACACGCCCACACGGAACAGCGTGTAGTCCTCGGCATGCTTGCACATCTCCGACGTCGGATCGTTCGCCGCGTCGCGAAACGACCGAACCGCGAGACCCTTGGTCTCCGCGAAAAACGGACGCAGATAGGCTTCCGCCTTCTGGTCGTACACCGAAAAAACGAGTAGCAGCATTACATGTCTCCCCGAGGGTAAAGGTTTAACCGCGCCTTCGCGACGGACTCCCGAGCAGCCAACCGCGCGGGCGAATTATCACGCCCGCGCATCGACCGCTTACGCTCCCGCTTCACCAACTTCAACTCCTCCTCCCCCAACTCCCCCTCATAGTACCGAGGGGGCTTCACCGACTTCCCGTCCACGATGACCTCATCGGACGGAAACACATCTCCCGACCACTTCTCTACCCAGCCTCGACCGATACCCGGACGCCTAGACATCGTCGTGTATTCAGGCTCAAGCTGGTACGACTCACCGGTCCGAGCGTCGAAACGCTCGTAATGCTCATCAGCATTCCGGCCAGTGATCTTCTTCGTTATGTACCGCGCCACATATGCGGCACTTCCGAAGGTCACAGTACCGATTTCGGACATACCAAACGGCCAGAGAGATTCCAAACCACGCGACCGCCACACCGGCAATCCATGCCGCTCTTTCCATAACTCTTTGTCCTCGAAGTCAAAGCCGAAAAGACACGCGTGGTAATGGGGACGCCATTCCAACTCCCCATACTCCCCACAATGGAAATACCGAACTTTCGCGCCTGTCTTACGCAGACGCTTCATGAACAACGGAAAAGCCCGCCGATCGAGACTCCGATCAGCGGGCAAGTGGTCATCGTCATACGTCAGCGTTATGAACGCATTCGCTTCGCTCAAAGAGGCCTCATGCATGCAACGCACGGCCCACTGACGCGACCGCTCCAAGCGGCACCCGACGCAACCACCACACGGAACCGAAAACGGCAACCCCGTTGACTCAGAACGGTTCCACGTGATTCCACCACCGACTGCCCGAAATCCGTGCAGCGGACGGACGCACCCCACCCCGGTCTAAAGCCGGATCCCGCCCCGCATGGGGCGAGAAGACATACCATTCTTGGGATGCACACGACGAGCTCCGCTCGAAAACACCCGCTTCGAATGACCTCGCGGGATAGAAGAACGACGAGACATAAAGCCACTCCTCGCAAAAGGGTACTACCTGCGGTAGACCCTCACATAGTAAAACAGCACCCCTTGTGTACACAAGGGTAGAGAGTGCCGCGCAACTTCGTTGCGCGAAAAACAGGCAACTGCCTGCACCGGGCCGCTAACGCGGCCCTAACTCCAAAGGAAGCGCGCTAGTCGCGCGCACAACAATCAACTACAAAGGAAACAGCTTAATCACGCGCACGCACGCGAAACGCGCGCGCGCGCGCGGTAAAACATTGAATCCCAACTGCAACACAATGCACTTGACAAAATAAAACAGCTACCGCAAATATCATCAGGGGAGGGACACCCTCCCCATCAACCCCCACCCGGAGCGCCCAATGAGCGCAAGAAAAGAGATCATCCGATCCCTCGAAAGAAGGCTGGCACGCCAGCAAGCCGCCGTCGACATCACACGCGAGCATCTCGAAGAAATGCTCAAGCTCGACAAGGCGGCAGAATCCAAGAAATGAGAAAGCGCGATCAAGAATGCCTCCTCACGAGCCTAAAGCTCGTCAACGAGGACATCATTCGACGCGACATCCACTCGGCCCAATTGCGCCTACACGCAATCCACCAACTCGTCAAACACGAGTATGGGCCGAAAAAAAGGGGCCCCCGAAGGGGCCCCAAGACCGACACCTAAACTCTTAGGGTGTCAGTCCACACAGTAAGAACAAGTGCCCTACTGTGTCACCGGCGCCGCCGGACCTCCCGGCGGCGCCACCGGCACCGGAACCACCGGAACCGCAGGCGGAACGAGCCCAAGCTCCTCAAGCTTCGCCCGCCCCTCGACGGAATCCAACGCGTCGAGGAACTCCGCCGGGTCGTTCTGAAAGAACGCCCGAACCTTAGCCGGCAGATGCCGGAAAAACTCCTGCGTCGAGCGCAAATGCTCGAGCGCAGAACGATAGTCTCCGACCTCGGAGACATCAACGAAGGACGGAACGCCCTTCGACAGGTGCGTCACCATCGCACCCTTACGGAACCTATCCACGATCAAGTTCACGTTACACTCATCCCGCATCGACTGCTTCGCCCGATCAGGACCCTGCACGATCGACGGGCCTCCCTGAGACATGCTACCTCCTAACGTTGATAGAAACGATCAAGATCTTGACCACGGCCGGGCGCAAACGCGCCCGCCGCACCACGGCCGAAACGGCCGATAGCCGCACCAGCCGCAGCACCACCGACGGCGGTCCCAAGACCGCCAATTGAACTCGTCAACCGACGAAGATACTCGGTGAACGTACCGAAACGACCCGACGCCGCACGCGAAGCCGCCAAAGCACCAGGCATCTCCAAACCACGCAATTGCGTATTCACGCTAATTGCGGACGTATCCGCCTGAATCCGCTTCCGCTCTTCAATCGCGTTCTTGATCTGCTCTTGGATCAGAGCATTCTCACCGTAGATCTTCCCTACCTGCGCGTCCATCAACTGCACCTCGCCCTTTAACCGCCGCCCATGCTGGGCGGACGCCACCGCAGGCCCTAAAGCGTCATCCACAGTCGCCGTAGGGGCCCCAGGGGTGCTCGCGCCCCCCTGCATGTACGCGAGCATCGGGTTGATGCCCGCGAGCCGCATATCGACAACAGCGCGTTGATACGCGCTCCCCGACATGCGTTCAGCGAACTGCCGACCTCGCTTCGACTCGGCAAGATTCTGCAGATTCGCCCAGATCCCACCCGCTGACGTAGCCAGCGCACCACCGAGAATGGGATCCATTAGAAGTGATCGATCAGTCCCGGCACACCGTACACCGGCATCGGACGCGCGCACTTCAAAGAGAAAAACGAATCAAAAAGAAAGTGCGGCTCCGTAGGAACCGCGATCACCCTGTCGATGGGAGGATTCTCCACGATGAAACCATTCGACAGAGTAGGCGGAGCCGCCGGGTCCCACGCGTCACCGCCACCAAACTCCTGCGCCAGGTGCCAAATATCCAAGGCACCCGCAGCGGCGGAATTGAACAGACCCGTAATCTTCGACTCCTTGTACCGATACTCCGCATACCGCTCCTGGTAACCAAACACCAGGTTGTCGTTGGTCAGGTTATCACCGGAATAAATCTCCTTACGGAGAACCGCTTGCTCCCCGATGTGAGACAGCGCCGGCCAGTAGAAGTCATACCGCGTCGACCTCGAGAACATCCGCGGAAGACCCTGTTGGTACGTCAGGTCAGCCCTGACCGACACCAGCCCGATCAGGAGACAATGCTCCGTGAAGGACTTCACGAACCCGTGACCCGCGAACGAACTCGTACCAATGCCGGCCAGGTTACCCTGGGCGTCAACGTTCGTCGGGGTCCCCGGAGAAGCGTTCGTCTGCGCCACCGGAGAAATAGTCACCGGCGACGAACCACCACCAAGATATTCCGGACGCTGTAGACGAGCATCAGGACTCGTCACACCAAAATGCGCCTTGATGATCTCGGTATACCGCGTACCCCCTCGAGCGTCCCGCTCGAGCAGGCGCTGAATCTGGAACGCCTGCCGAAGCTCGTTGATCGTTGCCGCCGTCGCATTGCTCAGGTCGGCATACAACCGCTCCCCGATCGTTCCCGCCGTCGTACTCACCTCGAGCTTCGTCGCACCATCCGTCCGAAGCTCATAGTACCCGGCAGTCGCCGGAGTAGACCACACCGTCACATCCGTGACGCCGCGAGTGTTGTCACTCGCCACCGGGGCAGACGTGCCCATCGGCAACGTCACCGAATCACCCTTCTGAGGCCACGGCAAGCACGACGTAAAATAGTCGTGCCGCTTCCCCCGACGGAGAAGCACGTAATCCGCAATCGCGTCGGGACCGTCGTCCTTATCGACGACCACCGAATCCTGAATGTTCTGATCGCGGAACCACTCGTTCCAAATGAGATTGTACGCCCGATGCCACAACGACACTGGCGTCAAACCACCACCGGCACCGCTCTGAATACCCATGTAATCGCTCAGGGTACCCGCCGTCGGAATGAACTCCGTCAAGATCGGGACCGTGTAATCGTCCCCCAGATCCGCCGGGTCCTCAAGCTCGCCGTTGAACTTCTGCCAGTTGTTCCACACCAGGCGATACGGCACGGCGAAGAAAAACGTATCCATGTACATGTTGTCCATGAGCGGTTTGATCGGAGTCGCCAAACGAGCAAACCCCGCCATGGACATCTGGAACGTATCACCCGGAAGCGCCTCATCCACGTACACCGGAATCAGGTACCCAGCGTCGAAAGTCGTCTTATGACCGAACGACCGATTGAACTGCGACCGCTGAATCTCCGCCTTCGGCACCTGAGAAAACTGGTGACCCATCACCGTAGGCATCTTCACTTGACGGACTCCTTGAAGGTCAGAGCGTTACCCAGCGATTCCGGGTTACACGCCTCAAGCTTACCGCTCGCCTGCGAAAACACGCCCACACGGAACAGCGTGTAGTCCTCGGCATGCTTGCACATCTCCGACGTCGGATCGTTCGCCGCGTCGCG